CCAAGACTCAATGTTGCGGCAGCAGCGTTAATGGTTACCGAAATGACAGATGCGTTGTAATTTGTGGTGATGGTGGGCGAACCTGAGTTCCCATCAATGGTTACATCATCGGCCGCCCCGGGAACACTCGCGCCGCCTGCGCCACCTGAAGTGGCAGACCAGTTGGTCGTGTTTGTTGTGCTCCAGGTGCCCGAACCACCAACCCAAAAACGTGCTGCCACGGTTTACTCCTGTGCGGGTGCTTCTTCTGCGGGAGGTGCGGTAACGATGGCGATCCAGTTGTTCACGCGCTCTGCCTTCATCGCCTCAATCTGCTCGGGAGTGAAGGTGTGGTCATCAGGCAGATGCAGGGCATCAGCGAACTTGCCGTGCGGCGTCTGAAACTCAAAGTCGATCTTGATCATGTCTTTTCCTTAAGCTTGAGTTGTGACAGCAACTACATCCCAACGGGTATTGTTGGTGTTGTAGATGCACCCGACATAGGTGGTCTTGTTAATCGTCGTGGCCGTGGGTAGCGTTACACCGATGGCGGTGTAGGTGCCGTTCCAGTTCAGCGTTTGAGATGTGCCGTTATCAAGGAATCGGAACATCAAGCGATTGCCGTTTACCGGCGTGCCAATTGGCGCGTTGATCGCCAAGGTCGCGGCAAGCGCAGTGAAGGCATAAACGTCAAACGATGCCACATCAGGCGTGACAGACGATGCCGAAGCTGCGCTCGACACCCTCGGGTCAATCCGCTTGTTGGTCAGCGTTTGAGCGTCTGTGGTTCCAACAATCGCGCCACTTGGAGCCGTGAGCGATGTGCCCCATGCGGAGCCGGTCGATACCGCGATTCCTGCGCCGGGGTAAACAGTCGGGCCTTGAGCGCCAGTAGGCCCGGTGGGTCCAAGATCACCTGGCACGCCTTGAATGCCTTGCGGTCCTTGCGGTCCGGTAGGCCCGGTATCACCGATGGTTCCTTGCGGCCCGGTTGGTCCGGTTGCGCCAGTATTTCCTTGTGCGCCCGTGGGTCCGGTTGGGCCTTGGATGCCCTGCTCACCCTGGATGCCCTGCACGCCTTGCGGCCCGGTCGGGCCAATGTCACCTTGCGGTCCGGTGGGGCCAACAGAACCCGTGGGGCCGGGGACAATAGAAGCCTCGCCGGTAGGCCCAGTCGGTCCTTGAATTCCTTGGGTTCCTTGCGGCCCAGTTGGGCCTGTTGCGCCAATATCGCCGGGAGTGCCCTGAATACCTTGTGGACCTTGCGGCCCAGTCGGGCCAACAAAACCTTGAGGGCCGGTCGGTCCTGCTGATCCCGTGGGGCCATTCTGCGTGTAGGTGACTTGAGTGGCCGTGAAGATCACGCCGGGGATGACAGGCGAAACCGGCGAGGTGCCTGCGGGTACGGTTTGGATCGATATGTTGGTATCCGTTACCGCCCAAATCATTTCGATGTAATCTGCCGCCGCCAACTTCAATACAAAGTTGACGGTCATCAGACCATAACCGTCCACGCCGCCGTGCTTTTGCTGAATACTCAGCCTAGTATCAGAGTCGGGAACATCGCCCGAGCTTCCCGCATTGTTCTTCCGCAGCCACACGTTGACATCGTGAATTTGCGTGTCGGCGTTGACGAACTGAATCGAGAACGTCAGGCTATAAGTGCCCGCCTGCGAGAACGTGACTCGGCTGTTTGAGACAACGCTAATCCCGTTTGAGTCGGGGTCGGTGTTGTTGAGCGTGACCGAATAAGCTGTATTTGCAGCCGCAGCAGTTTGATCTTGGGTAGACCAAAACGATCCCCAATAAGCGACAGTGCCGCCTGCGCCGGGATTGCCTTGCGGTCCGGTCGGGCCGGTGGAGCCTTGTGGTCCCGTCGGGCCGACAAAACCTTGATCGCCCTGCACGCCCTGCGGTCCCGTCGGGCCGTGGTCGCCTTGAATTCCTTGAGGGCCGGTTGGACCAGTAGGACCGGGAACGGTTGATTGCGCTCCAGTAGCCCCGGTTGGCCCGGTGGGGCCAATATTCCCCTGTGGCCCGGTCGGCCCGGTGTTGCCCTGGATGCCCTGTTCGCCTTGGATGCCTTGAACGCCTTGCGGACCCGTGGGTCCAATGTCACCCTGTGCGCCCTGTGCGCCGGTGGGTCCGGTTGCGCCAACAGCGCCTTGCGACCCCGTGGGGCCAACAGCTCCGGTCGGGCCGACATTGCCCTGCGGTCCCTGAACACCTTGCGGCCCGGTGGGGCCGTGGTCGCCCTGACTGCCTTGCGGTCCAGTCGGACCAGTTGGGCCTGCAACCGTTGATGCAGCACCAGTAGGACCAGTTGCGCCGGTAGGCCCGGTTGCGCCCTGTGGCCCAGTCGGTCCTGCAATTCCTTGTGGTCCTGTCGGCCCGGTAGCTCCTGCAACGCTGCGGTCTAGCCTGACATTAATGTCAGGGGTCGGCGTGACTTGTAGGTTGACGTTGTTGCCATCTTGGACAACTACCTTGATGTTGCTCATACAACCACCACACCGTCAGACCGCACCAAGAACAGCAAGAAAATGATTGCATCGTCTTGCGGCGTGGTTCCGCTTGCGGGGAAAGAGACTTTGACGCGACCCGAAAAACCTACACAGTCGGCGGCATTGATTTCCAATTGAGGATCGCTGTTGATTAGCGACCAAGTGGAATCGTCAATCACCAAGGTGCAAGTGCCTGCGGCATCGACCCGGTTGGTGATCGTCAAGCTGACCGGCGTGGGGGTCGGCGTGTAATCGGCAATGTCAAAGGTCAACCCGTTGCGGGTATCTACGATGTTGCTGACTTGTCTGCGAACAATCTGCGCGTCAATCGTGGCGCCCACAAGAGACAGGGGCAGGCCAGTGGCGCAGTTGGTAAACGAGAGGTTCCAGTAAGTTCGTTGATTCCAAACCAACTCACCGGCAAGAATAGGATTGTCGAACCCGCTGACTTGAGCAAGCGTGTTCTTATTGAAGATCGCCATGCGATTCCCCTAACTCGGGTGGTGACGCTCCCCACGCTCTTGCGGGGCTACGGATGGTGTCTTATCTTGCTAAATTATGCCGCTATGCGTCTGTTTCGTCACGCTTTTTTGCTGTCTCCATGTATAGGGAAAACAGCATTTTGTAGAGGTCGGCGTGGGTGAAGGTTTGGCCGGTCGGCTGTCCCGTCTGCGGGTCTAGCATCGTCACCGTAGCCGCAGCGTCAAACGCCACCCCGCAGCTTCCCCTATTGGAAAGCAAAACGGTATTGTCAAAAGCTATGGCTTTTTCTTCTTGGAAGTAAGCCATGATCTTTTCGCCCGTTGAGGCGTGGGGATTGACAACCGTGACGGCGCGGCAGCGCGTCCATGTTGAGCCTTGAATTTGAGATTCTTGGTAGTTCATCATGCTGTCCATACGGGGATAAGGTAGATTGTCCCGTCAACCTCAATTTCCAACCAGGTATTAGTTGTATTGTTGGTGCCGGGTTTGTTGGCATTGTTGAATGTGGCCGTGCTTGCGCCTGCGCCAATGCCGGTACGCAACGACAGCACGCTTGTGTTGATTGTGCTTTGAAGTCTACGAACAGTCAGGTTAGGAACAACTGTCGTTGATGAGACAACCAAAGGCGCGGTGCCTGTTGCCACGGTTGTTTCAATTTGACCTGTGGCCGTGATCTTGCCGTCGGCATAAAGAGCTTTTGTGGAGTCTGATGCCGTGAAATAACCACCATAACCCGAGCTAATTCCTTGCCCCCTTACGCCTTGCCCCCCCGCAACACCCCAAACGCCATAAGCACTAGAAGCTGTGGAAGTGTTGTCGCCACGGACGCCGGCTGCGCCTGCCGTATCAGTTTCACCATAGACGCCGTTAATGTCGTTAGGTGATCCTGTGCCGTAAAGCGCGGCAAATTGAGTCCCCGTAGTGACGCCCGCAAAGTAACCCGTGCCGGTCACATTGATGTTTGCGGTAGATGTGATGTTGCCTGCCGTGATCGTGCCGAGGTTGGCAGAGATGGCCGACAGTTGCCCGACCTTTAGGTTGGAAAGGTAAGGGACGTACCAAGTGGTCAGATTGGTTACGGGATCATAAATGCCGTCGCTTTGGAACAGAGCCTCGCCCGCGACGATGCTAGGCGGCGTGGCCTGCCAAGTCTCTGAGCCGCCCCAACTATTGAACGGCGGGAATGAAGCGTTGCCCACCGTGGTCAATGAAGCCGGCGTGGAGTTGAGCGAGGTCAGCGTACTTTTTGCGTAGCAAATGCGCGATGAGTTGCCCGTGGTTCCGGTAGGCCCGCTGCTGCCTGTAGGTCCGGATGTTCCTGTAGGCCCGGTCGGGCCAACCATGCCAGTAGGATTCCAAACAAGCGCAGAAGATACGGACGAAAGCTGCGAGGTTGCTACATCGTTTGCAACCTTGAACGCAAAGTAATAAGTGGTGGAAGGCAGGGAAATGTTTGCGAACTTGAATGCAAGAGATGGCGCAAACGCCTGCGAGTTGGCTGAATACTCTGTGCCCCAAACCTTCCAATCAGACACAGAAGGCGTCGCGGAAGTTGTGTAGAAAAGCGTGATGCTTGTGACCCGCCCCGTCGACGGAAGATTACAAGTGACGCTAAACGATGGAATGGTTGCGGTTGGGTTTAGGTCGCCGACCGTAGGGGCAGACAGCGCAGAAAAGAAGAAAGCTGAATTTAGCCCGCTGTTAGGCGAGGGCGTGAATTGCGTGATGTTCTGATCGTCGTAAACGGCAGCGTTGTACTCCGTGCATTCAATCTGTGCGCCAAGGTTGCCGTCGGGCAGCGTCGTTTCGCTGACTTTAATGGCGCGGAACAGCTTGTTCGTCCAACCGTAGTCGCTGTTTGTGATGCTAATGACATCGCCCGCGTCAACCTGAATGCCAGGGTATGCGGTCGAGAACGTGACAATCAAGTCCTCACGCGCCTGCTCGAGCATCCGGTTGGCGATGTACTGCGCCTGCACCGAGTCGTTGATCAGATCGAACGTCACCGTGGCTTTGTTGGCCGGTTCGTTCGCATACATCAATGCGCTTGGCGTCTCCAAGAAAATCAGGTTGGGCTGATCCTTGTTGCCCTTCCACGGGAACGTGGCCTCGACTTGGTTGATGCTCTGCGTGATGTCAGAAATGCTTACCCGCAGTTCGCCAATGATGTTGGAGTCATTAAACGAGAAAGATGAAGACTCTGCCTTATTGATCACCGGCATCCACTGACCCGTGGTTTCTTGGTACGCAAGCCAAGAGTCGCAAGCCGTGAGAATGCGGTCGATGTTGCTTAGGACGTTCTCGCCCGTGTTCAGTACACCGTTGATCCGATACCGAGGTTGGGTTGCAGCCCCGCCCGAATAAGGTTCGTATGTGATGACCTGATCCGAGTAAGTGTTCAGCGCCCCGCAAGCCGTGGTGTTGATGTTGCCGATGGGAACCGCACAACCATACACATCCGACTTCAGGTAGTCCTCAAGCACATCGCCGGGGCGTGCCGCGCCTGCGCTCTTGAGGTAATGCGAAACCTTGAAGGTAAGGGGCTGAAGACCCGTCGTGCCCGCTTCGCTGTTGTAGGTGAGTTTGACGATGGCGAATGCCAAGCCATTCATCTGTCGGTTTGTTGCAGGCCACCGCAGACTAGGCGTGATGTCGGAACCACCCATCACCACACTCGGGGCAGAGCCGGTCACGTTGACAATCGTGCCCGCCGCGTTGGAGGTGTAAAGGTTGATGTAGAGGTTGCCCGAAATCTTCGTGTCTACGTTGCCCGCGCCATCAGTAAGGGCTACGACTTTGGTGGGGTCGGTGCTGTCAAAAGTTATTGCACGGTCGCCGTAATAGAACTGATTTTCTAAAGTAATAGGATCGGTTCTGCGGAAGAAAAACTGACCATCGGGTGAGATGTTGCTGACCACCAAGACGTAGTACATCGTCTTGTTGTCGGTGGACAGCACCGCATCAACGAACGTGCCGCCGAGCCACGCATCGCCATAGACAACCGGAATCGGATTGTTTGCGCTTGGGGGGATTTGCTGCCGCGCACCAGGATCAACTTGGTTGGGCGCTTTGTTAATTCCAAATACGCGGGTGACAACATAGGAAAGCGCAAAGTTAACCGCAAATGCTGTAACGTAATACGTGAATCCCGTTGTGGCGCCGACAATGGCGGCGGCAATCATTGTTCCGACCATTTTTTATTCCTTGCAGTACGTCGAGTCGATCTTCTTAAAGCCTCGGCTTTCTAGATCAATCTTAGGACTTTGTGGCATCAGCGAAATGATGACAACCTCTGCCCGCTCCTGATCAATCAATTCTTGTGCTTTCTTGTTGTAGGCCAAAAACAATTTGCCGCCAATCGTTGTGTTCCTATGCTCAGGCGCGACCCACCAGGCTAGTTCCCTGACTTCGTTAACCTCGGGGCACCACACATTCGGCACCACGATCCCCGCTGCCATCCCGCGATATTCGTTGTCCACCAAGACAAAGCCGCGACCAATGATGAGTGAGGAAAGCAGGCTGCGTATGTGTTGCTCGTCGTGTAGTCTCTTGTCTCTCAGTTTAATGATCGGGGACTCTGCCGCATATTGCCGCATCATCTCGACGCAGGCATCTATGTCGAACTTGTTTGCTTCCCTGATCATTGTCCGATGGTGTCTTCGTACTCAATCCTTGGAACCGTCGTGCCGCCGTTGCCGCCGTTGATGCCGCCCGGACTTGCCACGCCACCACCGGATGCAGGCTTGCCGAAGTCGAAGTAGGTGCTAGAAATCGCGTCAACACGATCCATTGACGTTTCGCTAGTACCGTAGCGATCTTGCCAAATTGCCTTGTTGGTCTTGGACGATGCCACATAGGTTTCTAGCACCCGCTTCATGGAGGTGCAGGAAATTGAGCAAGTGGCAATCCTGCTGCGTACCTCGTCGTTCCAATCCTCGGTAATCGAGACATTGGTGATGATGCCTTGGTAGCGTTTGAAGAACTGCTGCGTTGGCGTGGTGATGATCTGATTTTCAGAGTCAAGGAAGCCACGCCAAATTTCGACGGTGCTGCCTTTGATGTCTGCGCTCAAAATCAGCGCGACGTTGGCCGGGTTGATGCCGGTTAGTGACACCATCATGTCGGTCGAGGTTGACTTGATGTTGCGCTCGACCTGGCCAATCCCGAGCAGCGACCCCATCCCTGAGAACGTGATCCCGCTGACGGTGACGGGTGCAGCCGCATTGCAGAATGTGTAGGTCGTTGGCGAGGTCTTGCCCACCACCATCCTGACAAACTCAGCGTGTCGGATGTTTGCGCTGTTCAGCGCGTTCATCGTGGTACTCATGGCGCGACGTTCTCCCGGAACACAAAGGGCTGATCCCAATTTACAAACGCACCGGCGGTCATGGGCGTGAGCGTGTAGGTCGGGCAGACTTCCGCATAGACGGGGAAGTAGACCGCAGACCCGACCGCCGTGAGCGTGCCCGTGCTAGGCGTGCCGATAACGGGGCGATGCAAGTTGACGTTAACGGTTGAGCCACCACCGCGCAAGACCTGCTGTGTGACCTTGTAGACATAGCTGCCGAGTTGCAGAAAGTCGCCCGCAGCGAAGACAACGACAGATGAACCGACCGCGGGCAAATTGCCAACTGAGATGGTCTGCGAGTTTGCCGCAGGAACAGATGCGAGTGTCAGCGCAGCAGCTTGCATCGCGCTTAGTCCACCCTTGTATTCGGTGAACCAAGAAAGCGTGGTGCCGCTAAACGTGATGTTTGCAGGAAGTTCGCGGTCGAGGTTGTCGATTGTCTGGATGACATCCCGAACCTGTGGGTAGTACAGGAAGTTGTGCGGGACGATGGTAAAGACCCAAGGAACAGACGTTAGATACTGCGCCGTTCTAATCTGCCCGCCCCGCGTGACTTGCTGACCGACCGTGCGCCGGTTGTTTACAGTCATGGACTGCTGAATGTCAACGATGGTCTGAAATGACATTTACATTCTCCCCGGCGTGACAGCCAAGCCTTTTTGCGCGTATTGATTTGCGGCCCAAATTGTCTTTGAACTACCAAGTAGTCGCTGCTCAAATGACTTCACATCAATTGCGCTGATGTAATTGTTGGTCACGTTGGTAGTGCCCATGCCGCCCATTTGATTGTTGGGAATGATCGTGCCAGCACCGCGAGGAACGAACAACTCAGGACCGCGCTCGCCCACAATGTACGGCTGGTTACCGGCCACAGGACCGCCATCGGCTTTGAAGAAAGCGTCCTGAGCAGCCAGCATGTTAGTTTGTTGGGAACCGATGTTGGTGCCATAGGCCAGGGAAGTCCCGACATTGCCGGTAATCATTCTGAAGATGGCAATCAATTGCATCCTCATTTGAATCATTATCAAGTCTTGGATGATGCTGCGAGCCAAGTCCTTGAACGACATCTTGCCGGTGCGAACAAAGGTTTCGATGCCGCGCATCATGTTCTCAAACACGCTATTGCTCATGCTTCGCAGCGCGCCAAGACGTTGTTCCATTTCCATCAAACCGATCTTGGCTTGCTCTTGAGAGTTGAGCTGATCGATCATGGATTTAGTGGCTTCTGATGACAGCTTGGGATCGCGTCGGATAGCTTCTCGACGCTGTTCGTACTCCATGCGAAGCCGCAGCTTCTGAAGGTCAAGGTCAGACATGTAAAGGTTCTGGCCGTTAAGCTCAAGCTCTTGCTTCTTTAGTTCAAGTGCCTTGTTCTCCAGATTCATCATGTTTTGTTGAATGACGAACTGATCTTCATAGATCGCCATGTCTTCGCGCAAGCTCTGCTTGAACTCTTGTTCAGCGGCAATCATTGCGCCGATGCGCGCAGCCTGAGCAGCGCGAATCTTTTGCTCCTTATCTAGATTGATTGCAACGATGTCCTTCGCCAAATTCTCTTCATTGAGCTTGGCAAATACGTTGTTTTCATTCCTATTCTTTTGCTCCATCTGCAAGCGAGCCAGCGCAATCTTCTCTGACGCCTCAAGCTCAATCTTGCCGATTTCAGTTGCTGCATTGCGCTCCAGTGCAAAACGGTTTTCAATGCTCTTGCGAGCCAACTCATCTCGCAAGGCAGTCTCTTTTGCAAGACCACCAGCACCCTCATACATCGAAATCTTTTTAGATTCCTCTTGCGCTTTCTTGGTTTCGTCTTCGCGTTTCTTACGCAATGCATCTAGCTGCGCTTGCAACGCAT